GTAAAATGAAAAGTAACATAGAAAAGGTATACTCTAAACTACCACAGAAGAAACACAACTTGGGTAAGCATAAGGTTGATTTAAGTTTAATTGATGATTTGATGCAAAAAGCTAATGATATTTCAGCATTAATAGGTTTTGCAGAAGATGACAAAGATTTTTTAAATACAGCAGTACAAAGAATTTTAATGATTGATACAGAACTAATAGATAATAAAAGATTAGTTGAAGAATTTGAAGAAGAATATTTTAAATTTGTAGATTTAGCAAAGGAATTAGGTGTAGAAATACCAAGAGAGTTAGCAACATCATATACTTCTGCTTTAGAATTAAAAAATTTAACTGATGATATGAAATTTAAAATAAATTCTATAAAAAAATAAATAAAACCAAATATAAAATGAAAAGTAGATTAGAAAAAGTTTATAGCAAACTACCAAACCAAAAAGTAAACCTTAAAGCACACAAAGTAGCATTGTCTTTAGTAGATGATATTCAAAATGAACTTGATAGATTTGAACAAGCTGAAAGTGAAGCATCATATTTAGCTTATGAGTATGGAGATGAAATTATTGATGCCTATGATGCATTTAGAATGAAATACCCAATAGATGATTATATTATTAATGGTGCAACTAGAGATTTAGAAGAAGTATCAGAAAATATCAGAAAGGCACTATCTGAACTACAAACTAAAGCAGAAGAACTAGGTATTGATCCAAATGAAATGTTGAATGATTTTGATGATATAAAACAAAGAGCAGATAATTCATCAGCATTAAATAATGATGCAAAAGAAAAATACAAAGAAGTTATAAATTATGCTGGCTTTAATGATTTTTGGAGATAATGCAAAGAAACAACAAAGATAAAATATTTATACCTAGTAGAACATCACCTAATGGTGGTGGACGTGCTTGTTTATGTTGGGATACTAACAAGTATTCTATCTCTTGCTGTGATGGTTCTATTCAAGCACAAGGTATAGGAGTAATAACAAGAACAGACTGAAAATGCAAAAAGTAAATTAATAATCGTTATATAAATAGTATGGAAAAAACAAAAATGTTAAATCAAATTAGAACACTTTTAAACATCGAGGTAAGACTTGAAGAAATGAAGTTGGAAAACGGTACTGTAGTAAGTGCTGAAACATTTGAAAAAGGAAGTGAAATATTCATTGTCACAGATGATGAGAAAGTAGCAATGCCAGTAGGGGAATATATCCTTGAAGATGGTAGATTAGTAGTTGTATCTGAAGAGGGTATCATTGCAGATGTTAGAGAAGTATCTGATGAAGTACCAGCTAAAGAAACAAAAGAGGGTGAAGAAATAACAGAAGATCTTGCCGATGAAACTGTAGAAACTGAAGTACCAGAAGAAGTAGTACAAGAAGTTGAAGCAATTATTGAAGCTGTGGTTGAGGTTATTGCACCAGTTATAGAAGAAGTAAAATCTGAAGTTGAAGAACTTAAAAAAGAGTTTGGTAAAATGAGAAAATACCAAGACGAGGAAGAAGAAGAAAAGAAAAAAGAAGAAATGTCAGCAGCTAGAAAGCCAATTAGACATAACCCAGAAGCAAAAACAGCACAAAAGAAACAAGTACAATTTGCCAAAGGGCAATTTACATCAACACTAGATAGAGTATTAAGCAAATTAAATAAATAAAATGAAAAAAAGAAACGTAAATTTAGCAACAACCACTAACATCACCACTACATATGCTGGTGAGTTTGCTGGTGAGTATATCGCAGCAGCTTTATTATCTGCATCAACTATTGATGATGGCGGTTTAACTGTAAAGGCGAACATCGCATTTAAAGAGGTAATCAAGAAACTAGCTACAAATGCTTTAGTGGCAACAGCATCTTGTGATTTTTCACCTACATCTACAATCACATTAACTGAAAGAATAATTGAGCCAAGAGAATTACAAGTTAACCTACAATTATGTAAGTATGACTTTGTAAACGATTGGGAAGCACAATCAATGGGTTATGGATTAGGAC